CTCTGCCCCCTACTGGAGTTCCACTAGTAAATCCTACACTATTATCAAATACCGTCCAAGCATGAGTTTCAAGCCCCTCGAAGATTTTCTGTTCCTTCAAACGAGCAAGAGCATCTTTGGCTGCATCAATATGCATACCAATGATTGGCCATTGGCTCTGTTTTATTACCTCTTCTGCTACACTTACCTTTAGACCATACTTCTTGATGGCAATAGACGTAGCATACTTGGTGAAGGGCAGTCTCTCTTCTGGGTACTCAGCAGCTTGTCCAATTTCATGAGCCTTGATAACACCAAAAGCAGGTATCCTGATTTCTTGGTAGACACCAGGCATATTGATAGTAGTAGCAATCAGATCCTGACCAATCATCACAGGCTCTCTTGGCTTTAGGGCCATATCGGTTACTGCATCCTTAAAGAGGGTGAGGTAGTCGTGGGTCATAATAGCCTCCTCAAATTGAGGCTGGCTTTCTCCGGGGATCTCCCCTCTCAACAGAGAGACGAGCATCTCCTTACCCATTACGGATGACTTCACTTCTTCCTCAGTACTCTTACCAGGAGCTTTCTCTTTGAATACTTCTATTAGACTTTTAGGCATTGTAAAGAAACCTCCTAATATGAAAAGAGCCCATACGGATAGCCCATATGGGCTCCTTATAGTTTTAGAATACTTCCCAGAGAATACCACCCACTGTTGCAGCACCTCCATCCATGCTTGCTACAAACTCAGGTGGATAACCAGGACCAAGACCAGCAGGAGCGGTATTCTGGTCAGTAATACCATAGATACCTGTTGGCCAGGCGGTGGTACCTAGTGAATAAGCTGTAATTCTGTAATAAGTAGCAGTTACAGCATCTGTAATAGTTAGATACCCCGTCTTAAAAGTAATCGTTCCAGAGATTGGATCAACTACATAGTTAGTACCAGATAGCTCCCCAGCATACAAACCAGGAATACTTGACTTGGCTTCAGCTGTGCCATTGACATAGACAGTAAGACTATGACAGGTAGAAATAGGCTTATAAGTCAAGGTATAAACGGTATTAGTACTATTTGCAACTAGAGAAGCTGCAGGGTTATAAGTACTGGAACCATTACCAGCACCATCTAGAGTAACTAGCGTGGAAGGAGCTGGAACGGAAAGGGGCACTGCAGGAAAGTCACCAAAGTTATTTCCTACCCACTTGATCCAGTCAGAGGTTGGATAATCAACATCCAAAGAAATAAGCTGACCTGCTACATCCTTAGGGCTATGCCCATAGTTGTAGAAGACCAAGAGATTATCTGTGCTAGGAGTAACTTGGAGCCTAGCAAACCTCAGACGCCAAGCACTGGCTGCAGTTACATAGGTAGATGACACTATTGTCTCCTGCTCAGCTTGAGTGACATTCCATGCCACTATGTTAGTTGGGGAAATGCCAGCATAGATTGCACTAGTCAGATAGACAGATGCATAAGAAGTAAGATCTGTAGTATCTGAAACGGTAACAGTTGGCATACAAATAGATGCATTTTCAACAAATCTAACCGGCCTTCCATAACCGTCTGGAACCATCAGATCTCCTCTGCTTACTGTGCCATTAGCATCAGTGACTGCAGGAAGATAAGGATACCTCACATAACAGTTTCTCCATACGGTGGGTTGATAGTCACTTCCACGCATAGTTGGCAGAGATCGCCACACATCCGCAGCAGTCACACCAATAGGGGAAACATATGAGGTTGTTCCAGAGGTTGCCAAAGTTAGATATGGATTCCCAGTCGTAGTTCTTGTAGTCTTTTTTACAGACACAATCCTAAACTTAGGAATGACAATTTCAGGGAACGGAGCAAGATATTTTCTACCCACTACTGGGAGAGTAGGATCCACTATAAACTCTTGAGCAACAGCATCTGTGCTGGAAAGAGCCGACAGTGGGGCTTCCAAAGTATTGGGAATCTGCTCGAACCCAAGTAATTTTAGATTAGGCAATTGGGTCCTCCATTATAGAATCTCTATTCTATACTATTTATTTCTTGAATCTCTCTTTTAGCTCCTTGAGTTCCTCAAGGGCTTCTTTCTTAGCTTCTTTCACAAGAGATTCATAGTCTGTCTGGTTTTTTTCCTCAACTTTTGGCTCTTCTCCCTTTTCTATGGGATCTTCAGCCTTCTCTACTTTCTCAGGGTCAACATTAGGTTCTGCTGACTCTTCCTGTAAATCTTCAAGGACACCAACCAGATATTCAAAGCTTCTTGTCTTCAGTTTCTCTACCACCTCTTCTAAAGTCTTCCCTTTGACATCGAACTTATTGGAAGATATCTTCATATAAGCAATAGACTTAGCAAGAACCTCCTTAAACTTGTCCTTCATCTTGGCCTCATCTTCAGTCTTATCTTTTAGAATAGACTTCAAGGCCTCTATTTGATCAAGAGAGATATCTCCCTCTTTCTCTTCAGGCTTTTCTTTTTCCTCTTCCTTGGGTTTCTCTTCAGAGATTTCCTCCTTAGGTTTTTCTACATCCTCTTTCTTGTCTTCCTTTGGAGGCTCCTTCTTCAGGGTTTCTAGCTCTTCTTTTAGTTCTTCTATTATTTCTTCTAGTTTTTCATTCTCCACTAAAGCGGAATCAAGATCCTCTTCTAGCTCATCTACTAAATCAAATAGAATAGGATAGTTCTCCTCAGTAACTTCAATTTCCTCAGGGCCATCCTCTCCTTCAGAGCCTGCTTCATAATCCTCAAGGAGTTTGGAAACTTCTTCCTCCCACTGTTCCTTAGTAAATTCCTTAGGTGGCTTATATTTTCCACCAGTATCTCTCTTAAGGGCTGCCTGCGCCTTTCTCTTCACAGTGGCCCTTTGAGCAGGAGTGAGGCCTTTTGCCTGTGGGAGTCTAGCTAGGGCATTTCTCGCATGTGCAGCGTCATGAATAGGAAAACGTCTTAGAGTTTTTCCGCTTTTCTTATCTTTATACACAAGCGCAAATGCACCAGATGGGAGGGACTTTCTAGCCTTAGAGGTAAGCTTTTTCTCTTCTACCTTAGGCATACTTTCGTCCTCCATAGACTCAAAGATGAAGATAGTTCTTTCATTCTTAAAGTCATTATAGATATCTCTAGAACCTAAACAAAGAGACGAGGCCAGGCTACTAACTGAAGGATTATCAGATTCCATCAAGTTAGCTCTCTTTGGATCTTCAGCATCAAAGATGTACTCTTGATTAGGATTACCAGCGAATATCTTGAAACTATTAGGATCTACATTAGGGTTGACAACCCTAGCACTAGCATCTGATGGAACAATAACAAAGGAAGTTTCTCTGTTCTGGATTGGTCCAATAACCCAATGACAGGTCTTCTCCACTCCGTCACCACCCTCATCAACGTATTTTCGTCCTTTTTCATGAGGACAGCCCTTTTCTCCTTCAGCTGCCCAATGATCTCCATCTGCAAAGTTGAAACCACAAATGCTGCACTTTACAGAAGTAGTAATACTTCCTATTGATACTGTAGACCATCTACCATCTAGGATCCTTTCTATAGCGTAGGGGTCTACAATAGCAGGAATAGCAGAAACACCACCTTTAGTGCTTTCGGCATTGTTATGCCAGAAAGCTTCAACTGTTCTTCCATAGATTTCTGAAGATGTTCCACCAAAAAGTCCACCAGAGGTGTTATGTCCTTGAATCCAAGGAGTAGGATAAGGATATTTCCAAGAGAAATATCCGGTTCCCTCTTCTGGATTTCCTACTAATGATTCAGTAGGATAGAAGGTGAAGTTTCTGGTTACTACATCTGCACTAATACAGTTTATCAAGGGGAAAATGGCATCTGGTATCTCAGTCTTGGAATTCTTCCAGTCTACTCCTAAGGACTCTGTGATGTACTTCTTATTTTTACTAGGGATTCTGGGCCCATGAATAGGAACAGACTCAGTAATAAATATCTTATTTGAATGCTTTATTTTGTAGATATCATTCACCTTCATCCTCCGCTTGGCTGATTCTTCTAGCCAACTCCATACCATAACTAGAGTAACTAGACCAGGCTAATGAAAAAAGAGTAGAAAAAGAATCTTCGAGTTGCTCAAATAATAGAGAAACTTCAGTCTGAGCCTCACTTATTTTCTTTGGTGCAGAAGAAAACAGCTCATAAAGCTCGTGATCTAACTCTTCAAATAATCTAGTTATTTCAGAAGTATACCTTCCAGATAGTTTCTCCCCTATAGCACGAAAATCTGGGAAAACAGTAACATTTTTCTTTAGATTATAGGTCTTCTCAAGAAAGCCCCCTCTGGATGAACTTACTATCAGCTGCCCTAAAAGATTAGATATACTAGACTCTGATACAATCAGGAAGGGGGCTAATCCTAACTCTCCTGAAGAAAAGGTAGATAACTCCTCTGGATCTGACTTCTTGTAAAGATATTCAACTCTATCTGAGATAGTATCTCTCAATTCACTTATCAACTTCTGCACCTTCTGCCTAAAACTATCAGCCTCAGGGGATGATTTCTTCACTGGTTTCTTAGAAAAAGGAGCCACTGGAGCAGGTAGAAAATCAGGGAGTCTCTCATAATCAGGAGTAGAAGCATCTGTAGTTAGGTATCCAGCTCTGGAAAGGGCAGTAGGGATAGAGACCTTATTCACATAGAGTCCTTCTTCCTCTTTCTCTGAAAGCTTGAGGAGACCACACATATCTCTAACTTCATCAATACTAATAACATTCTGAACATAGAGCTGAGTATAGTGATTCTCTTTCTTTATCTTCATATCTACATCTACTTCAGCAAACTCTATCTTCACAAAGTCATCTTCATCATTGAGAGGGTCAAATCCACCTTCATAGAGAAGCTCAAAGAATACTCCCCAGCTCAAGGAGTCAGATATAAACTCTTGCCAATCTCTTGCAGTATCATGCATCTCTGCCGCAAGCTGTTCAGCAGTTGATCTAGTAGTACTAGAGCCTTTTCCCATGATGGATTCGGAGACGCCTAATCCCCCATAGATTCTTCCCATAAAGTGAGAAAGATAAGGCTCAGCTCTTAGGGCTCTTGACTCAGCTCCTATAGAAGTAATCTCTACATCATTCTCTGTTACTAAAACTGAATCAGGAGCCATAAGCTGGATGGTTTGGCTCATCTGTTCTATTCTTTGCTGACCTATAGAGTAGATTTGAGCAGCGTTTGCTCCTTGCACAGGGACTCCAATCCTTACATGCATGAGAGGATGGAGATTTCGATAGATGAGCATAACGATGTTTGCTTCTATTTGTCTAAGAATCCTCAAATCTTCCAGAACTGGAACGAGATGGGGAACTCCATAAATTCCACCCCTAGGAGCATTTCTCTTCAAATGAATAATATCTGAGGGCTCAAACTTTCTCTTTACAATTCCATTTACTATATACTGCCACTCTGAAATCTTCCCTCCCTCTAGCTTTGCCACCATAGCTTGAGGAGGCCCAGGATAGAGGGCTATGATTGGTCTACTTCCTCTGAAACCTGTCAGTTTCATCTTATCTACAGGATTAGGAGTCCGAGCTCTAACCTTTACCAAGAAGGCATTTCCAAAGATAACTAGGTCCTCTATAACTCCCCTGATAAGATTAGGAGTAGGAATAGA